TCCCGCTTTATGGGATGCTGTATCCACATGGCCCGGTTGCCCTTCTCCGGTATAGGGATAACTTAACCCTGATGTGTCGGTACCAACTCCGCCTGACAAAGCAAAAGACGCATTTCCGCCGCCTCTGCCTCCTGTACCACCATACGTACCGCCGGCTCCTCCAGGAGCACCAGCCGAAGCAACGTTTGAACGGTAACCACCTCCACCACCACCGCCATACAGACCTCCCCCTCCACCTGGTTGTGAATAGGAATTCGTCGGGTAATAGTCTGCGCCCGAACCACCCCCGCCGCCGTACTGTCCTTGCCCGCCTCCACCACCGCAGCCGCCGCCAGCACTGCCTCCACTTCCCCCATAGTTGCTGCTGGCTGTGCCTCCTCCTGTCGCGAACAAAAGCGTATCAAAGGAGGTTGTTCCGCCATTGGGCTGCCCGATCGTAACCGCGTAAGTCTGGCCCGGGATTACGCTTATGATCTTATAGGCCATATTGCCTCCGGCGCCGCCGCCTCCGCCTCTTCCGGAATACGCACCACCACCGCCGGCTCCAAAGAGTCGAACGCCGATGCTAGTGATCCCGGGTGGACACGCCCATACTTGATTCCACACAAGTGTATCAACTACTAAAATGCGATCTGGACGTTGGCCGATTCCGTCGGCACTCCATCTACTGATGTCAGGCATTGGAACTCACCTCCCGGCTCATCGTGTCGACCCTTCCGGTAGATAGATACGTGACACTGTACACGATTGTCTTGTATTTCGTTACTCCATCAGCTTTATAGTATTCTTCTGTGATGGTCTGGAATCGATTACCTGCGTCCGGATCCGAATAGGAGATCTTAAGAAACAATGTGCTGTCGCTTGGGCGCTTGTAATGGACGATGGTCGGGTTCAAAAAAGCGTCGGTTGTTATCACTTCCCGGTCGTATTTTAAGAGATTATTTTCATCGTCAAAATCCTGCATGTAAATCGTCTTGGAATAACCGCAAACCTCATCGTAGAGTCGTTCGTCTGTGATCTCAACTTCCGTAATTACCGTGTAGCCGTTGGCAAGAAAAATTTGCGCCAAAGATAATTCCCACACGCTGCTGTTTCGCAGAAGATTTGGTGGCACCGGACTTTGTGCTGGGGTGCCCTGCTTAATGCTGAATTCAATTTTTCGATCGGTATAGTTTAATCGTGCTATCACCCGATCAATCCTTGGATTTCCGCTGGCATTGTCTTCGATGGAAAGGTTGATCGTACCAGTAACAAGCCGCATGGCGCCTTTGATCACTATCCCGCCAGCAGCAATAAAAACCGTTTTGTTGGGTGTGATTTGCGCGGTGACTCGCAGCCCATTTTCAACATTGGCCACTACGCCACTGGTCAGGATTGCCCCAAAGTAATCGCGCCATTCTGACGCGCTGTACTGTCGATCTCCTGCTACCGAAGTAAAAGGAAATCCCAAGTCATTGATATTTGCCATAGGTCGCCTCCTAGAATTTGATCATGTAGCGGAGCACCAGATAAGGTTGCAGGTTGTTATGACCGATGCCTCCACCGGCCGCTACGGTACTTCCGATGGTTGTTGTACTTGCCGCAGAGCCGCCTTGTATGCCGGCGGTCCCAGCGGTGTTGTTACTGATCGCTCGCTGGCCGTGGGAGTGTGAAGGCATCTCCTCTACTGTAAGCGCGTGTGTCTTAGAGCCGCCGGTTTCTCCTAAGGTATCAAACTCTACTTGCGAGGCATCTAATCCAACCGGGATCCGCCCTTTCAGATTAGGGAGATGAAATGTTGTGCTTCCATCACCAGACCCGAACGCGGTACCAATGGCGGTAAACAAGGCGGCGTACCCGATTCTAGATACTGTCTGTCCAGCACATTCCAGCCAACCGGCGGGCATCTCTTCCGCTGCTGTTGCAACAATCGTCCCTGCTGGTGGGATACTAGCTATGATCTTTTCTGAGCTCCAGGTTGCTTTTGTGGTAACTGTATCATCGTCAAGCTTAAGACTGGCATTCTCTAACGACTCCAGCTTTCTTGCTACAGCACTGATTGCTTTTCCGATGGTTCGTTCCGGTATTCCAAACGACGGTATCACCGTTCGGTTTCCTTGTTCATATATTTCTCGGATCATCTGAATCTGCAAATCCTGATACGTGCTTTTGTCTGTGACGATCGTCACAAGATCCCCTAGATCGTAGTCCACCTCATACAAAAACTGTCGATCCAGTGCTTCAAATTCGTAGCTGTCTGCTTCCGCCGTGTCGTAAAGAGCCTGCAATCCTCGTTCAATCAACTCTTCATCGGTCTTTACGTCCCTTGCATCAACAAAGGTTTCTTTTCTCCGACCAGACCCCGCTGCATCCACTTCGATGATGTTACGCTGTGCACCTTCTCCCGCTCCACCGATGAAAGCGACCGTTCTCGCGACGGTCAAGTCTTTGATCTTTCGATAGCCGGCGAGATTACCATAATGAATACCGAACAGTACCCGGCTATTGCTTGTTTGTGCCGCTGTCCGGTTGATCCCTTCCTGCACATCAAAACGATATTGACGGTTCGGTATGTCAAGCGTTAGACCCCAGCCAAGAGCTCCGGGAGAAAGAATCCGAGTGATTTCATCCGATAAGACCTTCAGCCTGGTTTGTTCGGTGATTACCCCACCCAAACCTCTTATCTCCCCCAATACAATCGGGTACTGCACTCGGTTGGGGTTTTCTGGATGGATCGCGTTTTGCTCAACCCAGGATCTTGCTACTTCTTCTCTTGTTCCAAATCGGATATCGTAGTCCGAACCGGCCGGCGGAATCGTAACAAAATCTTTCAGTAACACATTGATGTGACTGGCCACGATCTTTAAGAGCTTTTCCGAACCATCCTGGGTGGTCTCGATCTTCTCCACCACATGCACCTTACCGTATTCTTGATCAAACCAAAGAAGATCGTCCTCTTTAATCAAATTTGCATTGGGTATACCTGAGTTTATGTGAAGCTCCAAACTGCCGATCCCGTTCCACACCCGTTCTAGAATCGCGCTTTGGTATCCTCGGATCGCCGCCTTATATAGAAAATCCATCGACATAATGTGCAATGTTTTCATGGCTTACACTCCTACGTACCAGTTTTTAAATCGGATCACCGCGTCTTCCACAGCCGCCTCATTTGCAGTGATTCGTAGCGTGTTCGTTCCACGAATCAAATGAAAGAAGGTCGTCTCGGCAACATCGATGTATTGAAACGCAACGCTGCTTTCTCCTGTCAGAAGATCTGTCTTAACGACATTTGTATCATCAATTCCAGTGGTGATCGTGAGTCGTTCGTTTTCTAATAGATCCATTGCCACGACAATCTTTTCTTTCGTGGTCAGGTTTTCTACTGCAATGGGGCTGGACTTTGGCCCGTCGAATACTACGCTCACCGGGCAGTCCACATCACCGCTGTTTGTCACGGCAATCCCGGTTTCGTTGAGATAGTCAAAGACGTAAGAATCATCAATGTTCAAGGGAAAGAAAAACATATTCGCACCAGTTAAAACCCTGGCTTCTGTGTAGTCTGCATCGGTATAAAAAGGGGTAAAGGCTTCAAAGATGATACTGGAAGCCTGAAAGCCAGCACCTTTTGATTGGCCGCCGGAAAGCGATGGCATCACCCGGGTTTTCACTTTATTGAGCACCTTTTTTATGCCGTCTCGCTCGTACGTAAGTGTCGCCAGTCCAAGCTTCGGGTTTAAGATGCTATTGAGCTCTCGTATGGCGTCCTGCAGTTGGCTTGAAATAACGATCAGGTCGATTTTGATTGTCCTCACACTGAAGTAGGGATCCCCTACCGAAGTGGCTCCGTCTTGGTAGGGGCTCGCGGTAGTCTGGAAGTTCGCATTTATCTCGCCTAGTCCTTGCACTTGTGTCCATCGATAGGTGCCGGTAGAATCAAATGCGATCTGCTGTCCGATTGCATTGGTATAGATCAAACGTTCCATAACCCTACCCCACTGTTGTTGCAAGTTGCTTGCTTAACACATCAAGCTCGCGCACAGCTTCTGCTGCGCTTCTGACTTGGATCGCAATGTTCATTACGGTGCCCGGGCTTGCTTCGTTTCTTGAAATAGCAGACGGTCTTTCATCTGGCAAAGTAGCCGCAGCATGAAGTTTTAAACTTAGATCCGACGACATTTGCTCTTTGAGTTTACTCATGGCGGCATTGACCATTTTCGCGCTGTCACCAATCCCTACCGATATCCCGGCTCCAATCATCTGACCAACTTCATCGCGAAAAAGCTTCGAAGGAGACGAAATCCCAAGAGCTTCCTTCGCCTTTTTTAGTGCACTTTGTACCATCTCTTTGATCACATTGATTAGTTTCGTCGCTGCTTTTTTTATCCCTTCGATGATCCCTTGTATGATGTCTTCTCCAAGCTGTTTCCAGTTAGTTACCGTGTCTCTCACCGATTTGATTGCAGCCAGCACGGAGTCCTTGATCCCATTCCATGCCTTCGTGATTGCCTCTCTAAATTCCTCGTTGGTGTTCCAAAGATAGACGATACTTGCGACCAATGCAGTAATGGCGATTATAAGTAGTCCGATGGGATTTGCTGACATGGCTGCGTTTAGTAACCACTGTGCCGCCGCAGCTGCCTTATGTGCCACCGTCATCGCCATGGTTTTTAGTGTTGCAAGATGGGTCGCTTCCGTCATCCACTTCATGACATTGACTACGGAGCCAATCCCGCCAAGGAGGTTACCCGTCAACGTCATCACAGGACCCATAGCAGCAGCGATGGCAATGAAGGAAAGAATCATCTTTTGTGAGCCAAGATCAAGATTCGTAAACCAATTGACCAAACCGGTCAGTTTACCGACCAGTTCTTCAATTGCCGGCATGGCAGCGTTGATGGCCTGCATCAAAGATGATCCCAGTGGTTCTAAGGCCACCGCAGCCTTGTTTTTCATCATGACGAGCTGCTCTGTAAAATCCATGGTTTCAAAGGCAGCACCGTTGATGGTTTCGCTGCTACCTTGTAAGGTGGTCACCAGTTCTGCCAGTTCAAACCGTCCTTCTCGAATGGCTGCCGCCATATCTGGGCCGATTCGTGCGCCGAAGAGTTCCAGAGCAATGGCGTTTGCTTCTCCGGTAGAGCCTGCATCTTTGATTCTTCTTGTCACCTCTTCGAGAGCTGCTTTGGTGTCGGTGATGCCTGCCTTTGCCATCTTTCCTAGTGCAATGCGAAGACCGCCAAGAACCAGTTCTGTGTTGACGCCCTCCTTTTCAAATTTTCCAAGCATCGCTGCTGAAGTCTCAAGATCAAACCCCATCTGACGAAGCGGCGCTCCAAATTGCACCAGTTTAGCGTTTAGATCATTAAATCCGACACCCGTGTTCTGGGACACCTTAAAAAGATAATCCATGGTGCCGGCATTATCCTCAGCAGCCACACTCCAGTCGCCAAAGAGTCTAGATGAATTGGCGATCACACCAGTTAGCTCCTCACCCGTGATCCGGGAAAAGTTCAGCATTTGACTGGATAGTTCCTGCAGCGGTTTTCCAGCAAGCCCCGTCCGCGTGTTAAGATCGGCTATGGCGGTGCTTACATCGGCCATACCGGAAGGCACTGAAGAATACACTGCCTTAAAATCGTCCTTTAAATCTTCTAAGGCATCTTCGGTAGCACCGGTTCCTGTTCGAATCTTGTCGATCGCATCATCAAACTCCATCCCCAGCTTCAAGACACCGGTGGTAGCGGCGGCAACGGGAAGGGTTAATCCCCTCGTCAGATTCCCACCAAGGGAGGATAGTGTTTTCCCGGATTTTTCGAGAGTCTTTGCTGCCTCGTTTAAGCTCTTTTGTAGTTCTGAAATGTCAGCGCCGATTTTAACTACGACATTACGTAAAACAGCCAAGATGTCACCTCCATTTCCTTGGTACTTTAAGCCCCTTGCTCTGCGCAATTTTTATGAGCTGATCGGTCGAAAGCCGGCTTTGTTTTTTCTCTTTTCGCTCGTCTTCTTTGAGCAGTTTCTTAAGGCTTACAAGTCGCTTCTGTCTGGCGAAGGCTTCCACATGCCAGGCAAGAAAGATGAGTTCCTGTCGATGCTCCTTCTTTTCCTCGGCATACCCACAAAAGCAAAGCCCAAGTTCAAAGGGCGTCAGTTCCCAAAACTCTGCCGGACGCATTCTTAGTTTTGTTATGGCGATGGAAAACAGATCGTCAAACTTTATTTCTTCACTATCTCCATCGCCTGTGCGTTTCCCGTTTGTACCCCAAAAGCCAAGGTCATGGCTTCCCCCAGCTTCTCTGCAACGGTTCCGATGTCGCTGTACTCGTCAATCAGATCTGCGCATGTTTCCGGCGTGAGGTCTTTATCCTCATGAAAAAGACCTGCATAAACAATCGTCCGCAGGTCTTTGATGGAGATGTGATCAAGATCAAGATTTGTTAGGTTCTTGCCGGTCAGCTCTTCTATCTTGACCAGAGCATTTATCCCGTACCGAAGTGTTCTTGGCTTATCGAGTTCTATGGTGATTCCTTGCTTCATGGTTCTAATCCTCCCTGTAGGTAAGTATGCCGCTACCCTCAAATGTAATGTTCTCGCTTACCACATCCTCCACCGACAATTCGATGCCGTCGCCAGAAATGACCGCGTATCCCTCATACCGTTTCTTGTTTATTCCCGTATCAAGATAAAGTGCCACAATCACTTCTTGACCAAGCCTCTTTGACAATTGTTCATCTGCCCAGTAGCTTTCAGCGGATGCGGAAAAACCGTTGATGGTTGGCAGATTCTCCTTCCAGCCTTGGCTTTCGAAGGTAGTTACATCAGAAGTATCTGCCGAGAGTTCCGCACTCCAGTTAAAAAACCCGCCGGCTTGCTCCACGTTGATTCTATTACCGCTTATCGTTACCTCGTCTCCCAAATCAAGTGGGGAAGAAAACCGGACAGCACCGCCGAGGTGTTCTGCTATGTATCCGGCAGTTACTGCTATGTCATTGACGTACACCGAGAAAGGTGAGTATTTGTCCAAGTATCGGCACGTCTCATTTTCTATGGTGTAGATTGTTCTCTCAACATTTCCTGTCGCTGGTTCCTTGATGAATGCTACGGGAGACTCTTCGGTCTGAAGAAGCACCGCGCCCACCTTACCTGCTATTGCCATAACTCATCACCACCTTAATTGTAGGTCAGCGGACCAGTTCCCTGAAATTCAAAGGAAATGCTCACGGTATCATCAACGGGATCTTCCACGGATAGTCCGGAAATATAGGCGTTTCCGGAATAGTAGTTTGTTGCACTCACGTAGAGTTTTAAGGAGACCTCTGTACTACCAAGATATGCATCCTGCAGTGACTTTTGGCCGGTTGCATCGCTGTGCACCGAGTAAAACCCCTCAGCCGAAGCGGACCATTCCTTAAGCCCTGCAATAAACCTTTTCCAGTCATCGCCAAGGGCAGTAACCTCCAAGGTATCGGCCCCCAGTTCAAGCGACCAGCTGCTGACATCAACAACGGTGCTGGCACCCAGTCCCAATTTTCCGCTTTTTCCTGCTATCGCCATCGTTTATTCCTCCTCAAATTGAAATTCAAATTCCAATGTTACTGCGTATAGTCCCGTATCCGACTCATAGTTTGCTGATTCTTCCATGAGCAAGACACTTCCAATGGCAAGGCCATTCATTTGCCCAGAAAAGTCTTGCAGTTCCTTTTGGATACTGTTTGCCGTATCCAAAGTTGCGTTATAGGTCTTGCCGAAAGAGGTAAACTGCACTCGCTGCTTGACAAAGCCGGTGTCTTTTATGAGGCTGTGCAGTCGCTCTACCGAAACCGGGAAGTAAACGACTGCCGGAAGACTGCACTTTTGCGGCAGCAGAAACGGATACAGTGCATCGTTTAGCTTTGGTTGCAAATAAACGCTTATTGCTTCTTCCAGTCTCATCAAGGTATCCTCCCGATCGCCCTTAACATCGCATCGTTCACTTTTTTTGCAATGCCACTTTTATTCTCATCGATGGCGGGTCTTAAAAAGGGTTGCGCCTTCATTTTTGAAGTGCCAAGCTCCACTGGCGCAAAATGCTCAGCACCGCTTTTCTTTGTCACGTAGTATTCGCTTTTAATGTTTGGATTCTTGGTCTTACTCTTTTTTAATATCAAGCTGTCTCTGAGCGTTCCGGTATCTACCGGCACCTTTTGTTTTGCTTCGGACAGCACAAGATCTGCGCCTGATTTACACGCTTCGTCGAGTGCTCCTGCCGCTGCGTCCCCCATCTCCTGCACCAGCTTGATGACTTCATCCATTCCTTCGATGTAGGTTTTCAGCTTCTTAACTCGCACTCGTTTAGCCATCGGAAACGCTCTCCTTGCACAGTAGATTGAGCTCTACGTTCCGCTCCTCGTAATTGAGGACTGAAACAATTTCAAAGATGCGCTCATCAAACACCACTCGCATGTTTGGTGTGATCCCACTAAGGTAGCGCATGGTGATCTTTGTCGTTAGTTCGGCGTTAGTTTGAGCAGAAGCAAAATATTCTTTACCAGAAGCTGGTGTAACACTTGCCCATACCGTCGCTACGTCCGTCCATTCTGGCTCCTCTGCTCCGAAACTATCTCTGAAAGCGGTATATGTCTGGAGCTTGATCCGATGCCTGAGTCTTCCAATCTTCATTCCCTTCCTCCCAAATAAAAAGGGAACGCGAAGATTGATGTTCGGTTCCCGGGGTTCTATAAGAAAACACCCCTTTCGGAGTGTTTCTTTTAAGCAGCTTATTTTGCTATGTGAATCTGCGTCAAAGCATTGGGATCTTTCTGATACTTTGCAAGGAAACGTTCAAGTTTTCCATAAAGCTCGTGATAATATGTGCCATCTGCTGTTGTAAAAAATCGAGGCAGAACATTTTCGGTGGCACGACCATCAAGTTTGTCACTGAAGCTTGCCTGGTATGCTTTTATATCCATTTGCTTATAACCGATAAATTTGCTTGGCGCGAAACCATCAAGCTCTTTAAAATAGTACCAATGCCGAAAGGCGCTTAGCCTTGCTTTGATTTCTTCTGCAGAATCTAATCCTTTAAGAAATGTTTCTGCATTATC